CAAAGAGGAGGGTTAACCGTTGGTAAGGTTAATCCGAAGACAACCCCGTTTTCCAGTGTAACCGCATCCGCAAGGATCTAGCAGCTGATGACTCTATATGACCACTCGATTAACGATGACCCAGTCACCTTTGTGTGGGTCGAAGCACAACATTTCTGTCAGGCTAGCACCCTTACTAAAGTGGTGGTGATGGTAATTCTTAGTCGTGTATACAGAGTATAACAACATAAGAAAATGCTACAAATCAATATTTGTTCACAACACAACTTCGACATGTTATTGTCGGACTATGTAAATGAATAATTACTGATCCCTCAAAACAAGAAATTCACATTTCTTGATTTAAATGATACTCAAATAAGATGAACAATTTGGTTAAGGCCCATGGATTACAGCACACTGTTAAGATCGTTAAATCTCAACAATTGCATGTAACACGGTACCTTAGCGGTAATCCGCTCTTTATTAATGACCTGCGAATTGGAATAAATAGAGAAGGACTTCCAAAAGACCTTAGAGCCGTTATTCACGGAGTAAGATCTGAGGATGTACAATCTCTACGATTCCTATTCACAGTCTTTAATAGTCATAGAATGATACTCGGTGATGGTTCACTGGCTCCTTCAAGCATAGTACTTGAAGCAAGTAGTGACCAAATAACTGAGCAAAACATTATCAAATGATGTGAATCATCTGACTGGTTTGCCTCAATCCAAAAGTCATTCAATGACATGTCGATTAAGACATTAGAGTGATCACTGCCCCACCTTTCTACAAAAGCGGGACCAAATGGTCAAGCATTAGGAACAGCACTTAGAGACCTTTCATTGCTCCCCAGATGATTACTGGTTGCATTGAAAGTTATCGGCGGAAAAGAACTTGGTTCTTACATGTCTACCCTGAGAGACAGTATATCAACTGTTCCCATGTGGGTCACTGACAAAATAAGTTCCAAGGAATTCCTCCGTCGTCTAAGTGTTGTGAAGGACCGAGGGTGCAAGAATAGACCAATAGCGATATTAGACTATTGATCTCAAACTGCACTTATCGGGCTTCATAAAACCCTCTTCAAGGTTTTAAGAAGTCTCCCTTCTGATTGTACATTTAACCAAAATCACATCTCTGTGTTAAAAGTTAAATGACAATCCTTCTATTGCATGGATTTGTCATCAGCGACAGATCGATTCCCTGTATCGCTACAGGAAAAGATCTTATCGATGTTGACAAGCCCAACTTATTCATCGGCTTGAAAAGACGTTATGGTTAAATTACCTTTCTCTCATGAGGGAAAGGAATATAACTATAACGCTGGTCAACCAATGGGAGCTTACAGCTCTTGAGCAATGTTCGCACTGTCTCACCATATCATCGTCAAATACGCAGCGTCTCAAGTTGGTTTTAACCAATTTGAGGACTACGCTTTGTTGGGTGATGATATAGTCATAGCAAACCAGCTAGTCGCAGATGAATACACTAAGGTTATCAAAGCCTTAGGTGTAGAAATCTCCGATAGTAAAAGTCATAGAGGAAACAAACTTCTAGACTTCACTAAGAGACTCTGGTTAAGAAAAGAAAATGAATTCTTTGAAATAACCGGAGTTCCTCTAGCAGGTTTGTTCAAGGCTTTAGGGAATCCATTCCTTATTTCCCTTGAACTTGCTAAATGCTTGGAACGTGGAACGCTGGATAACACCAACGTACCCGTCTCTACTTCACTATTACTCTTTTTCCAAGAATGAATGAGTAAGCGATCTTCTGATCGACTTACCAAACTTGTTCAAGGATGGTGATCTACAGTTAAGCTTGATAACTGGGTAAACGATGACGAATGTCATAGCAGCCCACAAGTAATTAGCTGTATGAAAACCAGAGAATCTTCTAAGGAGTTCTTTAAGACTCTAATATTAGAGGATCTTGAAGAAACCCTTAAGAAGTTAAGAGTGAAGCTTACTCATGGAATTAATGACGCTATGTCATTGAATGAATCAATGGCACAGGAAGTCCTTAAATACCATGAGGAAGGGGAAGACCGAGACAGTCTACCGAACCTACATGGGATATACTTCCAACCTTGATTCATAGTTATGGAACACCAGGTTAACCTGGTGGACACAGCCTATGAGTCATTGATGGAAGCCCGCCGTTTAGGTAAAGATGTAGATGTGGAGAACATAAGAACAACCCTTGCGGGTATGAGATTATGTGATCCAAAATCTATCATCTCTACTAGAACAGCGGATATTGCTTTGAATAACAAAAGAAAGCAATTCAGTAAATTACTTCCTTATGTTATCTCACAATAACGCGGTACGTGTGTTAACCTTAAACATGTTTAAGGCCAATTTAACGGCACGCGTTTCGCCAGAGAAGAATAATGCTCACTCTTTACCAAAGAGCAAGGGATGTAACTGAGATGCAAGGTTGCATGCCCGGGTACGAGCCTATCCTCTCCTTTGGTTTATCCAATGTATTGGAGATGGTTCGGTTAAGGCCCAGCATAACCTTATGCTGGGC